ACTGAAAATCCCCCTCGTTAAACCTCATAGAAGATTTCAGTTTCGACATAGTTTTGTCTAATCCTGCCGTTTCAGACTTTATTTTATTAATCGCTTTTTGAAAGCCTGTAGTATCTCCATCAATTTTTACGGAGATACCTCTTACTTGACTATAACCTGACAATTTTAGTACCTCCTAAAATCTGTCAAAGTCGCTTTGGACTGCTTTACGAATACGAATTTTGTTTTTTGAATTATTTGCTTTGGACTGCATATTTCCACGTGCAATAATCAAATCAAACAATCTTCCTATGCCCATATCCTCTATTTCATCTATTTTTAATCCTAAATTTAATCCACCTAATACTAAATCAGTGTAGCTTACGCTTCTTTTTTTTTATCATCTGAAACCACTTGATCGGATTCATCCTGTACCGTTGCTTTATTCGCATTGATAACTTGTTCTAGAATAACAACTCCGCTCATTACATAGGTTTCATAATCTTCAATTTCATCAACAAAATCTTGGAACGCTTTTGTTTCTTTTCCATGGTATGTATCATACGTCTTGATACATACCCAAACTAATCTTTCAAAAAATAAAGATCCGTTTGCCTGCAATAAAACGAAATAAGGATCTCGATCAGGATTTCCTTCACGAACATTTTTTTCGATAGCTTCTCCAAATTTGATTTGCACTTCCTGAATATCCACTAACAAATCTCTGTTGAAACAATCTCTATAAATGCTAGCCGTTTTGCCTTTATACAATAAATTATATTTTTTACCATCAATACTTAGTGTCTGTTCCATATAACCTCACAAAGAGGGGGGTGCCCCTCTTATAATGTGCTCACTTCCTTGCCATGATCACTTTGTACAACTACCGGTGTACCTTCTTCCTGGCTCATTTCACTAGCTTTTGGAGTAGGTAATGTTGGAGCAATTGTAAAGAAATTCTCATAATTTGTGTCGCCTTTACGACATTTTGACCTTACCCATTGATGATCACCTTGTTCTACAGGGACTACTGTAATATCCATTGATGTTGTTTTTGGATCAGTGCTTTCTTCTTTCGTTTCACCCTCTATATTTGGTCGAGCAAATACAACCTTATATAAGAGATATTTTGTAGCACTTACATCACCTTCAAATTGGAACATAAGCCCAACGTTGTTAGGTAATACGTTTGCATCTTCTGCCAAGTTACCTTCTTCAGTTATCACCGTATTGAAAATCATTTTATCAATTTCTTCGGGAATTTCAGACATTTCCAAACTTCCTGAATATCCATTGTTTGTATTCGTTGTGAAATACGCAGTGTTATCTGCATAATATGTATTTGTTTCTCCTTCTGGATCTAGAGTTAATGATTTAGCACCTTTCCATGCAGTAGGCGTACCATATGTAATTGATCCTGCACTTTCTGTAATAGAACATACATGAACATTTTTTAGACCGAATCGTACTTTGTTTTTATCTGCCATAGTTTTTATCCTTTCAAATATTTTTCGATTAAACTTGGCAGTTCTTTGATTGCGTTTGTTTCTCCATCTTTCCAGTGCTTAAATGCACGTGTACGTCTAGGAGAATTCCATAAATTATGTCCGTTTTCTAACAAATGTGTTAATGAGTATTCATGGCCACTCGCATAAATAACACCGCGTGTATGTGCTAATTCACGTTCTATCTTATATGTGATAGATCTTTTATATTTGCCTTTTCTGCGCGTGTTTCTATGGTCTACATTGGCCTTAGTTTTAATAATATCTTTAGAATCTTTTGTAGTTTCTTCTACTGCTCTATCAATCTGCGCCAAAGAATGCTCTTTATATTCTTGAATAATCTTTCTGATTTCAGGCCCAAGCTGCGACATATCGCAATATACATCATTGACGGCCAACTAATGTCACCGTCCATTCTGTACAGTGTACTTTTTGAGCTTTTATATCTTCATCTGTGATAGTTTGGTATGGTATTTCTAATTCATCGAACATGTCTTCGATTTTAGCTTCTAATTCAAAATCTTTTTGATCAGTCACTAATCTGTATATGTAAACTCCAATTTTGCAATACGTTCTGTTGTCTGCAAAGTAATTATTTGTATAATCCAATGCATAATTCCCATATGGAGTATGGGGCTTTGACTTGAAACTGCCATATACAAATTGTCCTTCACCTAAAAGTTCAGTGAATTTAGCAACGATTTGTTGTCTTACTGTTTCCATTCTCCAGCATCCTGTTGAACATATAGTTCAATCGTATCTCCGGATGGGAATGTACGATAAACCGCATACTTTTTGTCGTTGTATTTCACTGTCGTTTCACCATTGTAATCAATAGTAGGAATAACAAGCTTATACGCTAACTGTATGCCTGCCTGGTAGGCTTCATTAAATTCTTTTGAATAAATTCCACCAACTCGGCAAAATACTTCCTTCTCCGTTTCATTAACATGTTCCACACCATCTGCATCAACATATCTTTCTTTTTCAATCAGATATGCCACATCATAATAAAGATTATTCTCACGAGTATATTCATATGCCATACTATGTCACCTTCTTGTGGGATTTATCTGTCATAAGAATTTGACGTAAATCCTCATACGTTTTAGCCATTGATTCTTTATATGAAGCATCCGTTGTACCAAATTTTGACTTTACGTATGTTATTACCGCTACTACAATTTCATCTTCTAAATCATCCTCATCAAATAAGATATTTAATCTATCCAAATCGTATAAACATGCATTGATATACGTTTTGATTTCATCATCATATGCGCGTGATTTTGCTCTTGTAGCAGCAGTTCTAACACGTTCTAGAAGGCTTTCAGAAATATTGAACGCCATTATCTATCACCTAAGCTTTCTTTGCACTGCTTTTTCGAGTGGTTTTCTTAGGCTCATCATCTAATAAAATAGGTTCTTCATCTATTGCAACAGGTTCATCCTCAGGTAATGATTGCGTTCCTGTTTGGCTTTCATCTTTTGTAACATCTCCATTGCTTAAGCTACTTTTTTTTTAACAAGAAGATGTATTGAGGATCTAATACTTTACCATCATTGATAACTAATGCCTGAGTTACTTCCTCATTCTTTTCATAATCCCAGTACTTCTTCACACCAAACTGCATATTTGAGTTAATTGCATAGGCTTCTTTTCCTACCCAATACATTCCGAAATATTCACCGTTCTTTGCTTCATCAAAATCTTTGAACGTATCATTTTCAACGAAATTAACAGTTCTGGCTTTGAATGTAGCACGTTCTGCACCATCAATAGGATTATATGTTTCTGCATAAACAGGACGATTATTATCGTCGGCCAATGTTTTAATGTTTGCTTCATATGTAGCAGGAGTCATAACAAACTCTGGCTTTAATTTACGCATTGACAAAGGAATCTTCGCAAATAATTTTGTTTGCCATGATTTCCAATCTTTCATTTCTGCTTCCGTAAATTCAATAATGTGATCGGCTTTAATACGTCCTCCACTTACTTTATTAGCTTCTGTTAAGATACCTTCACATTCATTATTTGTAGATTCTCCTGTTAAAATTTCACGATCCATAGCTTCCAAATAAGCTTCTACAATAACTTTTGCTAATTCAGTTTCGAATGCATTTACGGTCAATACTGTTTGCAGTAAGGTACGAGCTAAACGAATTTCACCGATCAAATATCCAAATTGTACAAATTCTGTAACAGAACCGGCCTTTTGACGATCGGACACTGACGTTTCAGTAATACGTTTAAATGTAGCCTTGAATGAACCGATAGGATATTTAACACCACCACGAAAATTTGTATGTAATACTGCATTGTATAAGTAACCACGTGATTTACTTAATTCAGTCATTACTTTCTGAACAATTGTTTCAGGAATTAAAATACCTAGATCAGCTGCCACACCTGCTTCTGCACTACGTTGTCTTAAGATTTCTGACTGTTTTCCTTTTTGAACGAATTCCATGAATGCACTACGATATTCCATATCGTCTTCCATTCCTTTTTTACGTTCTGACAATCCTTTTGGCATTGTTGGATGTGCTTTGCTACGAGCTTGTGCTTGTTGTGCAACAAAAGTTTCTTCTTCATCTTCAATAGATTTTGCCATAGTATCTAAGAACGCTTGACGTTGTGCAGCCTGGCCTTGTAACTCTTTGTCACGCTTTTGTAAGATATCAAATTCCGCCTGTAACATTTCCAAGTTTGTATTAGGATCGTTTTTGTTGACCTCATCTTGAATTTCTTTAAATCTTTTTTGAATCTGTTCGTGATTCATTGCATTGAATGCTGCTAGTTGTTGCTCTGTAAACATTAATTAATAGCCTCCTTAATCTGCAACAACAAACTCAGTCTTTCTCGTTTCTTTTCATTTTCTTTTTTAACCCGTTCCTCATCCATTAAAGACTTTGCCCTTGCTTCAATAGATGTTTGATCATTTGCAGGAATCGACACTGCCGAAACATCATAAATTTTTGATACTTTACGTGTTGTCCACATTTTTTTATCTCTATCATATGATTCCTCATCCACCATGTAGCGCCATGACATCTGATTCACCATTCCTGCCTGAATACTGTCGTACAAACGTTTTGCAGCTTCTGTTCTTCCTAAATCCGCTGCAACAAACAATCCATGTTCATCCACTTCAACAATGAGTGAACCATTGCTTGTACGTGCATATACCATTCCTCCATGATCAAATTGGAATATGATGTCATTCATATCCGCATTGTCCAAACTTGAACGCTCAATCAACTCATATACATCATTGCCTTCATAATCTCGATAAAGCACATAAGGCTTGAATGTAGTAGCATATCCTTCAACATAGTACTGAGTATCAATCCGTTTATTCTCCGTCACTGGATTCATCTGAAACGGAATTGAGCGCATTTGGATTTTGCTGTGGTTCGGTTTCGCCATTGTAACTAATACCTCCTTGATTTGATTTAGTTACCTGGATGTATTCACCTCGAATAAAACGTTTCTTACCTTCATCATCTGGTAAAGGCGCTTTGTTCATAATATTTAATGCCCCGTTTGTATCAATCATTCCTCTATCGAACATTTGAGTCGCAACATTCAGCTTTGTCTGTGTTGAATCATACTGCAAACGATCGCTTGTAAGAATGATTTCACTACCATTCATAATCTGAGACACGGAATATAACATTCCACTCAACACTTCACCAACTTCAATAAAAAATGGTTCGATAATTGATTCATAAAATGCATTCCATTCATCAGGTTTATATTTATTTTGTAAAATAGCTTCACTAATTCCAAAATAGCTGTATACACTATTTTCAATGGCTTGCTTCTGCTTGGCATCCACTAATAGTGGTTTACTTTCAATCGGTTTTACTTCATCAAAACGATTATCAATAAGAAATACACCTGTTTCATTCTTGTTCAGGTTATTTCTCAAGATTTGGTTCTGTTGTTCTTTGTAATCCTCATCATCATCAATCGGTGTTGAAATTTTAGCTAAGAATCGAACAATTGAACTCGACTTAATTGCATTAATTGCTCCTTCTTCCTGGGCAAGCATCAATTTAGCTGTTGTATCAAATGCATCATTAGTATCACCAAAGTAATCATTTTTATACTGCATTTGTCTTAGATGTCCTACTTTACTGTATTCAATCAATTTTGTTTCGCCATAGATGAAATTAAAATAAATATAAACTACACCATTGATTTCTTTTAACTGACACTGACTTGGAACAGCAGGCCATAATCCTTTTATCATTCCATATTCATCTTCAATTGGAATAATGAAAGCATTGTTTTCTGCAAAATATATAGTTGCCAGCCTTTTGTAAAATTGACTAGCTGTCATATAAGGATTTGGCTTTTTCTTAACCAAATAGTTATATATCTTGCTTTTGTAGTCTTTGTTTGTCAGTTCAGGTGAAGCCTTTCCACATGATGTAGCAATTCGATTGATACATGCTCTGCATAGTCCAATCTCATATATTCCACCATCATATGATGAATATACCGGCGAATATCCACCTAAGCTTGCAAACATTGAGTGTAATTGATTCTGTTTAGGTGCTGGCTTATTTAGTCCTAATAGACTACCAAGCAAACCAAATCTTTTTCTTCTGCTTTTAGCCACTAATTCACCTTCCTTTTCTTGTTTTCAAGGCGGTATTTAAATGTATCCCACCATTTTTGTCTTACTGTATATGCATCAATAACAGATGCATATCCATCAATATGTTTTCTTGGATCAGTTTTAATCATGCGGACACGATTGTCCTCCGCAACTTTCTTTAATGCCACACTAGACATATGTGCTTGTAAAAGTCCATTTGTTCCTGTATGAACAAATCCATCTCTTACATATCCTGTAAATTCATTAATAACTGGTGTAAGGTTAGTTCCCTGGATGACATAATCCATCTTGTATCCATATTTCTTCATATCATCCACAAGATACTGAGCCGAATAACGGTCATATCCAACGACTACACAATAAATCTTGTATTTCTTACGCAACATTTCAAACCATTCTGTAACATCCTCATACCGTACAAAGTTTTCCCCACTTGGACTTAAATATCCCAATTGAATAAATCTTGTATATGGTATTTTGTCTCTTTCCTCTAGCTCCTTGATTTTTAATGTTGGAAGCCAGAAATGAGTAAATATGTAGTCATTTTCTTGAATTCGTATAACTACAGATGCGGCTGTTAAATCGGTTGTTTGTGACAAGTCAATTCCACCAACTGCATATGTATGTGCAAAATCTTCAAATCTGAGTTCTTCACCTTTAACTTTGTTAATATCTTCTGCACTAAATAATGCTTCTGTCGAATTCTGTTTGATATTCGCGTATTTTGTTATAAACTCCGCCTTATATGTCGGCGAGCTATGTGCTTTTAAAATTTCATTCTGCAAATATTCATAAGAAACCGATATTCCAAGGTTTGGCATTGCTTTTCTTAATTCAATAGGATCATCCCACTTTTGAATATCATCAATCATATAAAAGAAAGGCAACATTTGTTTTTCATCAGACGTACCAAGTAAAACAGATGTTCCACGAACAAATAGTTCATCATATAATCCTTCATCAATATAGTTTGCGGTACTTACAGGAATATAAAGTGGATCAGGTCTTGCACCACCTGCCGACAACATAACGTTGTACATTTTCATACCCGCTTCACCTTCCCAGGCTGCAAACTCATCAAAGATTGTCAAATATGGGTTGAATCCATCGGACTTTTTAGATGCAAATGCAATTGGTTCCCACCTACAGTTGTTCTGTTTCATGTAGATATCTGTTCTACGTTTTTTTACTCTTTGACTCAACGCTTTAGAGTGTTCCATCATTTGATACAGAACATTGTAAATAATCTGCGCTTGTTTTAACTTTGGCGCTATATTGTATATCTGCATACCTGCTTCATCAGATGTAAATCCAACATCAAGTTCAATACCTGCACAAAGAAATGATTTTCCTTGTTTTCGGCCCATAACCGTTGGTATTTCACGAAACTGCCTTTTTCCATTCTTATCAACAAGTCCGAAAATGCACGCAATATAGTATTTTTGCCAAGGTTCAAGCTTTACTTTTGTTGTTTTTCCTTCTACGTGGTGACAAAACGTTTCAATAAACGCTATATGCATTTCTGCTTTTTTCTCATCATAGAAGAAATCTCCATTTGCTAAACCTCTTTCAACATATTGAAGATTAAGCTTTATCCACTTGCCAACTACATCTTCACCCGATTTAATACGTTCTTTATAAATGTCTAGATATTTCATTTAAATCTGCTCATGAACTCATCCAATTCATCACCTTTTTTTCCGGATACTTCTGTTGTTTTTGAAAGTGAAGTAGGTGACAAGCCAAGTTCTTTGCAGTACTTCATAATTTGGTCACGTAATTGAACGGTAATAATGTAATATGGTGAGCGTGATAAATTCGTTGCACCAGCCTTGTTCGTGTATTCAACAACCATCTGTAATGTTTTAAAACCATTTGCTTTACTTGAATCTCTCCATTGCTTCATTGTTGAATCATATTGGGCCAAGGCATCTGCAAGTGAATCAATCGCAACCGAATATTCAGGGGAATATGTACCTAAATTTTCTAGTTGAGAATTTATTCTTTTTTTCCATGCTCCTTTTTGCATTCATCATCCTCCCTTCCACATCCTATAAGCATTCCATTTTCATCAAATTCAAAAGATGGTTTGCGTTTGGAATGTTCTTCTGCATGGCATAAGTCACACAAAGCTTCCAAATTAGAATCACCAAATAGAATGTGTATATCTCTATAGTTGTCCTGGTCAATGTGTACTTTGTGATGCACACAAGTAGACCTTGTATAGATTCCTTTTTTCAAACATCTTTCACAAAGCGGATGCGCCTTTCTATATGCCTTGCTTTTCTTTTCCCAAGCCTTGCTTGAGTAGAATTTTCTAGCATAATTTCTAGCGCCCGTTTTCGTTGCTTCTGAACCATAATATTTTTTCATATCGCTGCATTCAAAGATTTGATTACAATTACAGTTAGTAGGGTTAAATAAAGGACGACAATATGAACAGTAAACACTTTGAATGCAGTGATATGAAAAAGACCCGTGTTTCCACAGGTCTTTTTCAAACGGGCACAATAATGAAACAATCCAAGAACTACCTTGTTTGTTCTAGAAGATGTTTTCCAATCTTCACAACTACAGAATATCACGGTTTTTCTTTGTACACTGTACAAAATGAAGAAATTCAGATTTTACCCCCTCTCGTATGCGCATGACCGAGTTTTTTTAAACTCCCCACGCCGTTCCCCTGAGCGCAAAAAACTTTTGAAAGATAGGGGGGTCTATGCTGATCTGATCCAAGCCCAGGGCGCTTTTAGAATTCAAAAATTGAATCATGCAGCAACCACAGCACCGCCACGTTAACGGCTTCAATCATATGATTGTCATATATTTATTATTATGTTGAAACATTTTTCAACACGCATTGTTGAAAGCGTTGTTTCATAACGTTGCCATGACTACATTAATAGAACACGCGCGCACGTTCTTATATATGCAATAAACATTGCACTACTTCCATACATTGGATCATGCGCATTTGATCATGTGTTTATGTTGTGCGATGTCTTCAATGATCTGTTGCAAGCCTACAAAAAAAAGGACGTTCATAACGTCCATACATGTATATATTACTAGTCTGTTAACTATATCTTATAAGACCAAACGCAAACACTAAAGAAAGCCATATGAATAGGCGCTTGCGTGCACGTTTGAAAAGATAAAAGCTTTTTTAAAAAAAGAGTACAAAAAAAGACGGGTTTATATTTTCGTGCCGTCTTTATTTACAAATTGAATAACTAATTTCGTTTCAGTAAACTCCGCAACCTTTTCAAGGTCCGAAACGTTCCAGGTGTTTCTTTTCATCTTACCGGCTAGACTTTGCGGACTTGTGCCCATAGCCTCCGCAAGTTGTCTTGCATTTGTATTATTGTATGCAAGAATCGCTTTTATTTTTTTTGTTGTGTCCATCCTTTTTACCTCCGTATTAATTATAACATTAATATTTTAAATTGCAAAATGTGTTATTTTCATTTTAAAATTAATTTTGTTATTGACAATATTAATTTTAAAGTGTATATTGTAAATGTCTTAAATGACAACACGCAAGAAAGGAGGTAGCAAGCGTGAAGCTTTCTAGAGTAGTTAGAAAGAAAGAAGAAAGAAAGGCCAAAATAAAAGAATGTATATATACAGTATTGAGCTGGACACTTGAACTCATATATACATCCTCAGCTATTGAAGCCTTTAAGCTTCTAGTAAAGATTTTATCTAAAAGGCACTAGCCTTTTAGATATATCTATTATATCACGCTTTATTATATGGATCTAATTAAATTAGTTTTATGTTTATCTATCGCATTAAATGCATATCTATTGAAAAAGATGATTAATAAATAAGGAGGTATAAAAGATATGTTAGTATTAAAAGAAAATGAAAAAAATGAAGAACTTGAAATGTATGACAATATGATAAAAAACATTGTAAAAAAGTGCGGTGGTTACCGTGAAAAAGATATCATGAAAAACCCATACATTATTAGAAAAACAGAAACATGGAACAATGACCACAAAGTGTTAAATATTATAGAAAAATTTACACGTGACAACCACAACAATGGCTTTAGTGTTGATCTAGCGACAATGAAAATTTGCGGGTAATTTGGGGGTATATAACATGAAAAAATTTGCTGATATTTTAAAAGAAGTAAACAAAACACACAAAACAATTAAAGAAGTGGATGAAAAAATAAACGAACTTCAAAACACATACTTAAACATCATGGACTTAAAAGAAAGACACGAACAAAGAAAAAACGTAGAAAATGACATTGTAATATTAGAAGAAAAAAAGAAAGACTTACAAATCACCGTTAAAATTTTAAACAGTAACGCAAAAATAGCACTTTTTAATGAGACAATGCCAACAGTGTTAGAAGCACTTGCAAAGTATAAAAACAAGCCTTACGGCCCAAAAACTGAGGAAAAAATAAAAGATGAAATAAAAGAAAAAACAAATTGCAGCTTTTATATTAGTACGGGATACGGTTCTCAATCATATCACATTATTCCTTTAGAGCTTAGCAGCAATAATTATAACATTGAATGCGGTTCAAAATGCATAGATGGAAAACAAAAAAAGTT